GCTGTCTAGTTATTTCATCTATCTCTTCATCACATCGATTAATTATATACTCGACGATATATTTTAAATTTGTATAATGCATAACATAAATTTCCTTTCTTTTACTATCTCTGAATCTACCAACCAGCGTTTCTAACCTTTTTTCTACATCCGTGTAACAGGTGACCGTATACCATTCAGAAAAGAAGAAATCGTCTCCCCGTGCCCGACCTGAATTATACTGAGCCAATCTATTTTCAAGACGATCAATAGTTGCAACGCCTCCTACTTTGAACATATTTTGGCTAGCATATCCGGTAGAAGTGGCAATGTAAATAATTTGGACAGGAGTGACCGGAGTTGAGTTTACCAAGAGCCTTTCTTGAATATTCAAATTATATTGACGTTCTTCTTCTAGTTGTTGATCTTTTTGTTCAATTGTCTGGTCTTTTTGTTCAAGCTGTCTTTTTAACAACTGTTTTTCGTAACCGGTATATAATTTATGTGTTTTTTCCAAAAGTAAATAGTATTTAGAATAAACAGCTGGATCAACTGTTTGTCCAGGATATTTTCTAGATCTCATCAGACATGTTTTGAATGATTCCGGTGTTAATGTGTAGAATTTTTTGGTTGAGTAACCGCCTTGTGGAACCGGCTCCAAGATGTCTTGGAGCCGGTAATCTTCATTTTCAATTAATGATAAAGCATCTAATTTAGCTTTAACAGCCCATGATTGTTTAGAACTCATCACACCGTATTCAACCAGTTTGTTATGGTGAACAATAAACTCTCCTTCATGTTCTGTTAGTTCCAAAAAATAATTCATAAAAGAAATATCCTGCGTTGGATAAAATCTTGCATGAATCGTTCGGAAAAAATCGTTTAGCGAAATCTTTGTTTCTTATTCAACAATTGTTGAATAAATTCTTGTTGAGCGTTCATTATTGAGATTTTAAAGATTTATTGATTTTTGAGATAAAATTTCAATTTTTATTCAAAACAGTATTTTCAAAACTTGACCATGTTCTTGCTCTCGCGAGGTATGTTTTGATGCCCTACCAACAATGGCCTCCGGCCATTGTTGGTAGGGGGTTAGGTTGTTTGGTTTCAATCTTTAATTCCACGATGTAGCTTTTTTAAAAAAATGAATTATTTTTCTAACAGTTATTGGAAGAATTAAATAAGCATTGTCATGACAAAAAATGATTCATGTGTTGATATTTTAAAAACTTTTTATCAAAGAAATATTTATCTTACAAAAGATAAATGCTTTGATGTTTTAAACGGAAATCAAGAATATGGAGTATTTCTTAAAACCGCCGGAGATTTAGTATTTTTAAAATGTTCAAAAAACAATCTTATTGTTATTGCATCTGATGGCGCCGCCTTCGACGATAGACACTTCGCGGCTGGTAGTTGCACCGTAGGTGCCGCCACCCCCGAAAGGGGTACCAACGGGGGCAAAGCCCCCGTTGGCGCCGCCGAAGGCGGTAGACAAAGAATTATTAAAAAAATACCATGTGAATTTGATTTTAATTACTTATTAGTAGGAGAGATTTGTCAAGATGTTATATACATCTTTGATTTTCTCTGTATCTCTTTAACCTATAAACAAAGAGTTAGTATTCTTCAAACACTTTTGTTACCTTCTTCGTGCAAACTGCGTGATATTTATTTTCCGACGGTAACAAACATTTTTAAAATGTTACTTATCTTTGCACAAGAAATTGAACAAAACGAACAAAATTCAATTATTTTTATACCATGTAACGTCACTATGACAATACATACTCTATTTCAACATCCAATATACGAATGGAGATCTTTAAAAAGCGCAGGTGTTTCAAGTCTATTAATTCGACATAAAAAAGTATATTGTAAGATTTCTGTTGAAGAATTTAATGAAATTCATAAAGGCAATGTAATGTTTTTTAAATCCCCTTATTTTGGTATCGTATTTGGAAGCGGAGATCCCTCCGATTCAGTTGTTTTATGTCCCGCCGCCTCGGAAACATGCACATCGTATAACCTTTGTGAGCGATGCGATACTAACGAAGAAAAAGTAGTAGATTGCGTTTACACACTTTCTGGGTGGATTCCGCTAAGTATATCCCTAGAAAAAACTCGGGCCTTGAAAAACAACTCACTTTTTCAAGGCCCAGATAATTGGAAAGCTGTAAAAGAATTAACTGACAATTTCAAAAACCAGCTAGATTTTAATTCCTTGTGTAAATTATAAATGTGTTTTATTATTTAACATAATCGATATGATTATGTTAAAAATTTGTTTATTTACCATCAAGCGCGTTCGTGCTTGATGGTGGCCGCGGGGTGTACAGTGGTTGATTATAAATTATATAAAAATCTAGTTGAAACTGCCTTAATTTGAAATTTGTTTAACAACAGTTAATTTAATTAATAAAGATAAGATGACGCGACCTAAATTTGAAATGTTTGCTTATCACTGGGTTTTGGAGGAGTCTAAAACAACTTCTGTTCGAATTTATGGAATCGGATGTACAGAAGACGGAGAACAAAAAAATATATGTTTAAGAGTTGAAAATTTTAAACCGTATTGTTACATTCAAATTCCAGACAAGTCTCCTTCAACAATAGGGACTGTTTTAAACATGATTGGCCCGTATTGTATACAAAATTCTCATAAACGTGTTTCAAGGTATCATCTCTATAACACACATAACCAAAACCACTGTGAGCGCGCTGCGCCCGTCACTGAAGGGGATGAAGGACAAACAACAACTAAAGAGAAAAATAAGTGCATAGCCGCTCCGCGGCCGCCGCCGAAGGTGGTATATCGTCAAAAAAATTACTTTTTGCAAGTGTTTTTTCAAAACAAAAAAAATATGCAAGATGCGGTATATGTTATAAATCGTTATTCTTCAACAGGTAATATAAATTCTTCAAAAAACGCAGAAAAATTTTCACGTTTCGGAAACAAATTTCCGGGTCCACAACATAGTTCTCAAAAACCATTGAGTCTTTCTGTCCATGAAAATAATGCTTCTCCTATTTTACAATTAATCTGTGCGTGCGATATAGACACAACAGGTTGGATTAATTATGAAAAACATAAACGTGTTGAACCGGATGAAATGATAACAACATGCGATGAAGAATATTTAGTTCTTTATCAACAGCTATCTCGAGGGATTACGTCTACAACTGTAACACCTAAAATTATGGCTTTTGACCTTGAAGTAAACTCTAGCATACCATCAAAAATGCCGTCAAACGAGCTTGATGATGCAATTTTTCAAATTTCATGTGTTATCACAGAGCCTAATAAACAAAGACGAAAAATATTATTATCTCTTGCTCCTAAACAGAAAATAGAAAAAGATTCTAAAATTTTAGATCATACTAGTCTGGATAATACGAGCGATGATCATCAACAGATGATAAATATATTAAAAAATGAAAACATTGATACGGTTTTATATTCTACAGAAAATCAATTATTAGACGGGTTTATACAATTAATTATACAAGAACGGCCAAATATAATGGCCGGGTTTAATATTTTCGGATTTGATCTTGAATATACTATAAAACGATGTGAACGATTATGTTTGTTAGATAAGCTTAAACTTGCCGGGTTTAATAAATCTTGTTTCGCAAAACAAGAAGAAATTAAATGGTCTTCTAGTGCCTATAAAAATCAAAATTTTAGTTTTATTAATTGGGAAGGAATATTATTGCTTGATTTATTGCCAATAATTCAAAGAGATCATAAATTAGACACTTATACATTAAAGAATGTTTCAAAAGTCTTTTTAAATAATGATACTAAAGACCCTGTAAGTTATAAAGACATTTTTAAAGCTTATAGAACTCGTGAAAGAGATTTATTGGCGGTTGTAGGTAAATATTGCGTTCAAGATTCAAATTTATGTATTGAATTGTTAGAACATCTTAAAACATGGGTCCAACTAAGTGAAATGGCACGTTGTTGTAACGTTTCGATTTTTGCGATTTTCACTCAAGGACAACAAATTCGTTTATATTCGCAAGTTTATAGATTTTGCACAAAAAATAATATCGTTGTTACAACCAATGGTTATCAGGCCAAATCAAATGAACGATATAGAGGGGCGTTGGTCCATGAACCCGTTCCGGGTTATTACAAAAATGTATGTCCTCTTGATTTTGCGAGTCTTTATCCTTCTATAATCATAGGAAAGAATATTTGTTATAGCACGTTTATTCCCCCTGAAATTCAACTCCCACCTGAATATTATAATAATTTTGAATGGGAAGATCATGTGGGATGTGAACATGACGAGAACGTTATTCAAATAAACAGCCTTACTCGAGATATTGATGAATTAGATAAAAAAATTAAATCTCTTCGATATATTCGAGACAATGTCCACACCCCTGAATTGAAAAAGACAGGAGTTACTAAAATAGAATATAGAGCAAGAATCCAACAAAAAATAGATTTACTTGTAACACAACAAAAACCTTTACGTGAAAAACGCCAACATCTTAAAAAATCCAAACCTAAAGATCATGAAGACGAAGACGGAAATAAAATAAACGGGATTATGTGCGCAAAAAGATGTTATAGATTTTTGAAACCCGAAATTCACAAAGGGGTTATACCAACAATTATTCAAAACTTACTAGATTCTAGAGAGAAAGTTAAGCAAGAAATGATAAAGTGTTCACCCGAACAGAAAACCGTGTTGGACAAAGAACAACTAAGTTATAAAATCAGTGCCAATAGCTTTTATGGAAGTTTTGGTGTAACTAGAGGATATTTACCTTTTATGCCAGGCGCAATGACAGTTACTTATTGTGGTAGAGAAGCCATCACAAAAGTAATAAAACTGGCTACAACCAACTTTTCAGCGCGACTTGTTATGAGTGATACAGATTCTACATATTTAATATTCCCAGAAAAATATAAAACTCATTCAGAAATTTGGGATCACGCTCGAGATGTTGCTAATCAAATCACAAATTGGAAAGAAAACGGCGTTAGATTCTTTCCTGCTGCTATAAAATTAGAGTTTGAAAATGTTATTTATTCCAAGTTTTTAATTGTTGCAAAAAAAATGTATTTATATAAATCTTTAAATTCAGACGGACGAGAATCAGATAAGATTGGTAAAAAAGGAGTTGTGCTAGCACGGCGTGACAATTCACAAGTTGTCAGAACCGCTTATGAAACTATTACAGATATGATTTTTAGTTCCAAAACCCCCTCAGACATATTAATATACCTCCAATCATATGTGAGAAAAATGTATAACGGAGAAATGCCTGTTGAAGATTTTGTAATTACAAAAAGTGTTGGAGATACCGAAACAGCAGAAAATGGGCGGTTGGGAAATTATGTAATAAGAAAAAATTTACCCGATGATTTAGAAGAGCGACAAAAACTTTTAGGACATTCAAATGAACGAGATTATTATATATCACAATGCCCTCCTCAGGTTCAACTTGCAGAACGAATGCGAAAGAGAGGCGTTCCTGTGGCTAGCGGAAGTCGAATAGAGTTTGTTGTTATTACCAAGCCCGGCACTAACGCGTTGGGACAAAAAATGGAATCTTATGATTATTTTCTGAAATATAAACATATTTTACAACTGGATTATACATATTATGCTGAAGCACTGATAAATCCAATTTCACAGTTGTTTAATGCAATTACTTCTCAATATTCTGAAAACGAAGAATCAGGAGTGATTAAGGATATTATAAACGATATTGTGGTAGAAAAACGACAACAAGAACTTGATGCAAAACCAACTTTTATATTAGCACGTCCAGGACATCCCTATACAATCCTCGGCACCTGTGGTGTCACGATATTAGAATAACCGATTTTATCATTATTTTCACCCCCAAAAAGTGAAGAGACCTTCTTGACCCGCGGCCCTACAATTCTTAAGAAAGATTTCTTAAGAATTATATATGTATTTTATTCGACAATTAATCGTAATTGCATCCCGCCTTGGTATAGTCGTCGGGCACCCGAAAGTATGATCTAAAAATTTTGGCCAACGCGTCATGTACATAGGCAAATCCAATACCTCTAATATTAGTATTTGGAAAAAAATTTCCTACATCACAAGTATACATCCCTCCGCGAGGATCCCAGTTATGTTTGGGGCAGTTCGTTATTAAATCATCATCTGTCATCTTTAGACTTGGAATATATGCCCCTAATTGGTATAATACATTTTTAGATCCCGGGCCGTCATCGCACCCCTTGCTAATATGTGGTGTCAGATTTGCTTTTATAGAAGCAAGCGCATCAACCACTATTTTGTATACCGTAGTAGGATAATCGACACCTCGGAACTGATAATTATAAGTATTGGAATTTTTCACTATATCAGGGTCTGCTGATAATAAATATTCACTTTCTTCTACCTTAGAAATAATATCTACTGCTAAGTCGTTCATTTCCGCGGGTATTGCGTTTCGGGCCATGAGACTAGACATTGTATTTGATATTCCTTCTAACCATGGCGTGATGGTTTTTTTCAAATATTGTAGAGTGTTGGTATTAATTTCAGCATCGGGCGAGAAAGGGCTGTACACAGGGATACTTTTTTCAGCTTCAAGCCTATCCTTATATCTCTCTACTTCATAATAATATCGTTGGTTATCCGTCATGTAATCAACATTAGGTGGTTGAGGAGGCGTGTATGGATCGGGATCGACATAATAACGGAGCGTAGTATAAATCGTGCTTAATCCTCCAAAAATGGCCGAAACTAAACTAGTAACCTCCCTAGTAAGGGGGTTGTCAACAGCCATTCCTAAAACATTTCCTAAAACATTTCCTGTAATATTATAAACCTCCGTGGCGAGTCCTGTAGTAGCATTATAAAAGCTTCTGAAGGGCGCTGTAGTAATATTATAAATGCCTAAAACGGTACCTGTAGCGATATCATAAACCCCTTTGGCGGCTCCTGTAGTGGTATCATAAAGTCCTTTGACATTTTCGACGGCAGTATCATAAACGCCTAAAATGGAACCTGTAGTAGCATCATAAAACCCTCTGACGGCTCCTGTAGTAGTATCATAAAGTCCTTTTACACCTTCGACGGAAGTATCATAAACGTCTACAACGGTTCCTGCGGCATCATAAAACCTTTTAACAACACCCTTTGAAGTGGTCTCATAATATTCTTTTATTCCTCCTGTAAGTCCGAAATCAAACCCATAATAATTTGCCACAAGCGCAGATCCAGCTACAACTCCTACCCCGACAGCTAGTAAAAACATTTTTTTCCCAGGACCGTATGTTTGCCAATATGTATATCCACGTTTCGGTTTTGTGATAGGGCTTCCATTTATATATATATCTAAATTATCAGCGGTAATTTTTTCTCCTTTTATAAATATCGATTCGTTTTCTAGAGTTGTCCTCAATAAATATTCTTTTTCTTTTAAAGAATCATTATCATCAAGAGACGGTCGGTAATTTACGTTTATATTTTTCACTATTTCTTTCAGTCGATGAATGCTGGCTTTTTCTTCCTCTAAAAAATCTTGATGATTTGAGATAATTGTGGACGGAATTTGTGATGAAGATTTTATTCCGCTGCGTGTTTTATCAGTTTGTACAGGTAAAATGTTTATTTGCGTTGATAAGCTCTCTAAAGAATTTTTTAATAGTTCTGCATTTTCTAAAGAAGTTGTTCTTATGGTAGCCGACAAAATGTTGCGTGGAATGTTATTCATCGTCCATGTATTAACTTCACATTCTCTTAAAGAACTTCCTGTTTTCTTTATTAGATTTACTATCATAGCCGGAACAGCGAGTGATAGAAAAGGTTTAATATCCTCCCAAACCATCTTAAAACCGTAAAAAACTTTCATTTTATTCCCCATGAGTCTGGTTCTTAGAAAAATATTATCAAACGGTTGAGCCATCAATAGGTTGGATACATGCATAGCAACATCAGGGTTAACAAAGTTGTAGGTATAAACATATCTATGGAACCTCGAATCCGAGAAGCGTATTTTTTTTCCCGACACAAACTGTCCTCCATTCTCTAATACCAAATTTTCGACATCTGTAAGAATAGGAATGTCTAAAGAATTGTAGGTTGCGGTGAAAAACATATCAACAGCTTGTGAATCTGATAGTTGAATGGGGGTTAGTACTATTTCGGGAGTATAATTTTTAAAATCTATATTTAATATATCTCGAGCCTGGTTTGCATCCGCTTCTGTATCAAACCTAGCAATTATTTCAATTTTAGGAATAGTGGCTGGTTCTTCGTCAACACTATATGTAAGAACAATTCCATGTAGCTGGCTGATTTGTTTGTTTACAGCTTCTGCAATGTCTTCTGCTTGGGCTGTTAAAGAAAGAGGAGGGGCCGTTTTATCAACTTCCTGTGTCAAAGGGGTAATCTTTGTTGACAAGATAGTTACGTCATAAGGTTTTGAACATTGCCGCATAGGGGATGGCGGACAAGATTCGCTGCTGTCATCCGGTTCAACCTCCGAGGGTATCACAGTTAAATATTGTGAGGCTTGTGCTGGTGATTCGTTTTGTTTTTTTTCGGGGGCTAAAAACAATATTGTTTCTTCAACGGCTTCACGAGGTGTGATGGTTTTAGAATTCAAATTCTGAGACATGAGGGGTGGAGGAGTGGCAAAGACATCCCCGTCGGATGGTGATAACGAGGGTTGTGAGCGCGCCGAGGCCCAGAGGGTCTCCGCTCCCGCCGCCGAAAGTTCTGACCGAACAGAGGTTTGAGGGGATGTTCGTGCAGTCGCTCTCGAGATCGAAGCAAGCTCGTTAACAGTTTCTGCAGGCGATAAAATTTTAGGAAGCGTATCCCCTACCATGTTCATAAGCGCATCATAATCCAAAGTTGTTATTATAGGTTGTTGCTCTTCCTCTTTTGTTAACGGGACGTCTTCCGGAACACAAGGTTCCGTTTCGCGATGATCCATTACTGTACCAGCATAGCCTTCGGCCATGTTGGTACCGCCGCAGGAGCCGCCACTCTCTGGTGGAGGGGGTGGGTACGAAGGCTGGGGGATAATATCTGGTTGATTCTGAGGAGAGATTACCATCAAACGATTCGCGTTTGATGGTGGCCGCGAAGCGGCCACGATTCTAGGGTTTTTATTTTTTTTATATAAAATTTTAACATTTTTGATTTGCGAAATTTTGTCTGAAATATCTAACGAATCGTTTATGTTATCAAACTCGCACAAAAGCGTAACGATGTCACCCTTGATTATAGGACCCTTAATGATTTTACCACCATACTCATTAAATATCAGACTAAGTTCGTATACCACCCGCGAACGATGTTTTCGGTAAGTTTTTATCCCTACACGAAATGTTGGAAGCGTTTCAGGTTGTTTTTCAAAAGATGTAAGCTGAGGTGATAAAGCGGCAACTGTTTCCTGTGCTGGAAACTCGCCGGTTTTATCAGTTGAAAAATCAATAAGGTGTGGTATACCTAGTGGAGCTCGAGCTCCACCTTCGAGACCTTCACCTTCAAAATCTTCACCTTCGAGAGTTCCTCCACCTTCAAAATCTTCACCTTCGAGAGTTCCTCCACCTTCGAGGCCTTCACCTTCGAGACCTTCACCTTCGAGACCTTCACCTTCGAGACCTTCACCTTCGAGACCTTCACCTTCGAGACCTCCACCTTCGAGAGTTCCTCCACCTTCGAGACCTCCACCTTCGAGAGTTCCTCCACCTTCGAGAGTTCCTCCACCTTCGAGATCTTGGTCGTGGTCAAAATCAAATGATCTGGAGGAGGTCGACACCTCTCTTGCCATTTTATAAATATTTTCACGGGGTAGAGATTTTGATTTATTATATTTTATTAAGTCAGACGCTAAATCGGGTCCTATTGTTATATTTCCTATGGAATTGTCTTTACTGATTAAACGAAATGATGAAATTTTTTCTACTAAAGATGTTTGCAACACTCCTTTATAAGGAGTGTTACCGCCTATTAAAGCTTTTCTACGTATTAAAGATTGTTGTAAGGGGGATGGTGTTTGAATTTGTATCTTAGATGGAACAATAATTTGTTCTTCATTAAAAGAAAGAGGATTATAAACACCCCCGATGGGAGATTCCCCTACCTGTCTAGATGCAAAACGTTTGAAGGGTGAGACGGTGAAAGGCTCCGGCGTCGGACCTTGCCATTGCATTAAAGGGGTTGGAATACTTGTTGATGACAACGACGGAACTTGTCCTTGAATTGGAGGAGTTGGACTTCTTGTTGATGGGAACGATGGAACTTGTCCTTGAATTGGAGGAGTTGGACTTCTTGTTGATGGGAACGATGGAACTTGTCCTTG